TGACGGCACAGAGTAGGCCATGTTGCTGCCGGTCTGCAGGAAGACTCCATCACCGCCGGTAAGGCCCCGGAAGAGATCCGCATCAATCTGACCGGTAACAAATTTGAAACCGGAGCCATTGACTAAGATAGCCATATTACTTTTCTCCTTTTAACTTGTAAACGTAGGTGTATATTCCGCCGGAGATCTTAAGCGTCTTCCGGGCGATCGGGACAGTAACACCCGTCCCGTGGAAGTAGCCGTATAATCTGTCCCCGATATCGCCCTCCAGCTCAGCGTCATTCGCCTGCATGTTCTTGTAGGATTTAAGCTCATTCAGGCGCTTGGTGCCATACTTGATCAGATCCTCCTCAGACTGGGCAGAAGAGTAATCAAAATAAGCCTGCCGCTCTTTGAAGCCAGTAAAGGTCTTTGTCTGCGAGATCGCTCCCCTGGCATTGGTGTACAGGTCTACCCGCATCCTGTTCTGCAGTTTGCCGGAGCCCATACAGATCAAATGGTTGATACCCATGTTGTTATCTGTATATGTCAGGGTCAGCTGTGAATCAGTGTTGTAGACTGTGTCAAGCGTTACTGCCGGCACGGCCTCAACAGTGACCTGAATAGGAGCTCCGGCAGCAGTCTTGTCAGCATGGATATAGAGCTTTGCGTCCACCGAATCCAGCATGGCCATCAGGCCATCCAGAACGGTGGTATACAGCGCAAAGGTATAACTGCTGATCGTGATACCGCTGGCCCTTGTGGGGACATTAAAAAAGCCGCCCAGAATAGTGGACAGCAGATTCCTGATCACTGTATTGGCGTCCTGATTTTGGACGGTGTAGTAGTCCTGCCCGGAAGGCGGGCAGATGATCCACTGGGTCAGGAGCCCCCGCCACGTCCATGCCTTGTAGGATACCGTCTGGTCATCGTCGGAAGCCTCTTTGACAAATTCAAAAAGGCCGCCGAACTCCGTACCCGGGACGTACAGGCCGGCACAGCCGGAAGGGAAATCCCCTGTAAATGAGAGTGAGTTGCTTGCCACGTCAGAGGAGCCGACTTCAAAATCGCCGTCAAAGTCAGCAGGCCCCAGCTCATGCCGGGATGACGTGAGCATGATCAGCTGGTTATCCATTCGGGCTCGCTCCTTTCTTTGTAGACTGTCAGCTCTATGCCGTAGGTTCTGGCGTAGCCGATGGCGATGTCTCCGGGCGGGATCTTTTTCAGGATGGATCCGGCAGGGTCTCTGTAATCAAAAACATTGATGACAGTCTGACCGGCTATCAGATATACCCGTCTGTCCCACGGCTGTGTACTCCTGGAATCGATGATCAGGACCTGACCGTCTTCTACAGAATAGTTGACCTTGTACTGATTCCCGGCGATGTTGATCGTGGGATTGACAGCAGGGCCGTATATGATCATCCGGAAATCTGACGGAGCATAATGGTTGATGTCCATATGAGGGGCGGCCAGCTCCACCTTGTAGCTGTATGGATAGCCGTATCCGAAATTCTCGCCCTCTGTGTCAATGTAGGCTTTATCCGTATCAAGCGCTGTGTGGTCGCTGACCGGGGCGATAGAAATCGTCTGCTCTGTGTACCAGAACGGGACCGGGCAGTAGAATTTGACCTTGTTGATCGTCCTGTCAGGGCGCTCTTTATCAGGCTCTACCGATGATTCAGTGATATAGCTTCGGATGTATGAGTTGCCCCATCTGAGCGTGCCCGGATCCTGATTAAAACAGTCCATATCAATGGCGCTGTGGAAGGCATTAAGCGCTTTCCGGCGCTCATTGGCAGTGCCCTGGAACATGATCTTGGCTTCATACTCCAGGGCTTTTTTCTGCATTTTGTTAATGCGGACACCGTACTGACGGGCGGTGGTGTCCGGCGCCCATTTCCAATCATGGAAGGCACCCTGACTGATCCGGCGGAAGCCCTTAGCCATGAGATCAAACTCAGTGCCGTCGGACGCCGTGTATGAGATATTTATCAGGCCCATGCCACCGAACCTCCTCTCATGTCTCTGACTGTTCTGCCGACCTCGCGGCCATCCAGATAGATGCCCAGGTTGGCAGATTCCATACCTTCCTTCACTGCGTTATACAGGTTTCCGCCCGTCAGCTGATTCAGAGCATTAACAAGACCGCCGTCAGAGTTAAATGTCTCTGTCATCGGCGACATGGTATCCTTTACAGCCGCCTCGATTTCCCTGGACGAATCCAGGATACCGAGAGCAAGGCCCTTGCCCCACATCTGACCGATTTCAAACCGTGCGACCTTTGAAGGAGACGCGATGCCGGCCTCGCTTTTTGCGGCATTGATGCCGGCCCTGACAGCCGCCCTTGCCGCTGATGTGATATAGCCGACAGCGTCAGAGATACCATTGGCAAGGCCTTTGGAAATGTTGACACCAGCGCTGTGCGCGTCGCCCTTTACATCGTTGGCCGCGTCTACCAGTGCGCTGGCTTTTCCGCCCGTGTTCTTGGCGGCTGTGCTGACATTGCTCTGGCCGTCTTTAAGACCTGCTGCCAGCTTGTCAGCCACGCCCTTGCCGGCGTTATAAGCAGGTGTCTGCTGTGCCGTAGCGGCGTTTACAAGTTCTTTAGTGATCTCACCGACGGACCGGGAGTTGGTTTGCACCAGTCCTATGCCGGACCGGACACCGGTCGCCAGTCTTGTGGACAACTGCAGGCCGGCATTGTTAGCCGGTCCCTGATAGCTGTTAGTGACGTTTATCATGGTAACGGTGATGCGGCCGACTTCATTGGCGGCTCCCTGCACCGCTCCGATACTGGACCGGAGACCGGAACCGAGGGACACGCCCATCTGTCTGCCGGCAGCGTTAAGTCCGCCCCCTGCGTTCTGGACCTTAGCGGTCACTCCGGTAACAACAGAATTGGCAAGCTGAGAGCAGGCCGCGTCGACCACACCGATTCCGTTGATCATACCGTTGGCAAGGCCCTGGTCCATGTTCATGCCGGATTCTTCCATCTTCCAGGAAGGGGACTGTACACCGAGGGCCGCGTTGGCTCTCTCGATGACATCCACGCCCATGGCGTCGGCGGCGTCTCCGGCCTGAGCGGCTGCGGACTCGATGCCTCTGGCAAGGCCCAGCGCCGTCTCTGCTCCGGACGTCTCCATGATCTCGCTGATGCCGTCCATGGAGTTGGCAATGTTCTCAGCGCCGGAATCCATGAGGTCCTGACCCCACTGGTCCGTCATGTTCTTCATGTCTACCGACTGGGACCACAGATCATTCGCCTGGGCGAACTCTTCATCCGACATGTTTACAAACGCTTCGACATAGCCGGAGCCTTCCGGGCCCATCTCAGCCAGATGCTGCAGCAGGTCCTGATTGATACCACGATCAGCCAGCTCTGCCATGTTGCGCTCCCAGTTGGCAACGCCGTCGATCTGGCTCTGCATGTTGGCCAGAAGAGTCTCGGTGGAGATTTCAGTTCCGCCGTTGAACTCCTCAAACATGTTCATCTGGGAGTCCAAAGCCTGCTGAGTGCTGTCTACAAGGCTTGTGACAGCATTGGCAAAATCAGCGGCTGTCTGCTGCTGTCCAGCTGACAGGTTGCCCCATGCTGACAGGGCCTGCTCAGAGACCTCGATGGATGCCTGCTGGGTAGCGTTCCCGGCTTCCTGTGCGGCCGTCTGGGCTTCTGTGACAGCAGTAAGCTCACCGTATTTGTTCATGTAGGCGTCAGCTTTTGCTGTTGCCTCTTCAGTAAGGCCGTTCGCCTCCTCAATGGCAGCGTTGGCTTCTTCCTGCGCTTTGTTGTTGTCTGCCATCGCCGTCCCAATCAGGTTCAGGGCTTCAAAGACGCTCATCTGCTGGCCGTTATACTCGACCATCTCGTCAGCGTTCTTGCCCAGGAGCTCCAGCTGATCCTGTTTCAGCTTATTGCCCTCTTCCTGCAGGGCGTTAAGATTTGTCTCAGCGTCGGTAACAGCGATCTGCGCTTCTGCTACCGCCTTATAGGCGTCAGAGGCGGCGTCATAGTAAGCCTGAGCGATCTGCATCTGCTTCATTTTCTCGATGTACTCATCGATGGCTTCCGCAGATTTGTTCAGCTTACCGGTATGTTCGTCGATTTTAAGATTGAGAGAGGGGTATGTTCCATTCAGCTTGCCGATGATATCAGACATTTCTGCCTGCTCGGCAGCTGTCAGCTCTGATTTGCCGGCAAGATCTTTCAACCTGTCTGCCAGCTTCTTTGCCTGCGTGGCGCTTCCTTCGGCGGCGGCCTTGGAGTCGTTGAAGCCTTTGTTCATGCCATCCAGAGAGGACTTGACCTTGTCATTGGCTTCCTGTGTGGCCTTGGTCATCTCTTTCATCTCCTGAGTGACAGGAGTAATGGCCTGCGCGGATTCTTCCACGCCTTTTCGGATGATCGCCACAAATGCCCCGATTGCTACCGTAGCCGCTGTCACAGCGGTAATGATCGCGAAGATAGGATTTACAGCCATGGATGCTGTCCAGAGGGCTGTTACAACAGCCGCAGCCTTAACACCGATACTGTAGGCGGCTACGGCAGCCACAAGGGTTCCCAGACCCAGAGCGATGGCCGTTACACCGCCGACAACGGCGGGATGTTCTTTGATAAATCCCTGGATTCCATCCGACATGTCAGCGATGGCATTATAGACATCCTCAAGAACCGGATTGAGCTCCCCACCCACAACAGAGGCAAGGTTCTTCATGGAGTTGGCCATGCGCTCATGAGCGTGCTGTGTGGTGCTCTCCATGATGCCGTATGCCTTGCTGGTAGCGCCGGCGCTGTTGGTGACCCTGTCCAGATTCTGCCTGAACTGCTGCAGGCCCTGATTGACGATGGCGTTGGCTGCCTTACCAGAAGACTGCTGCTGCCACAGCTGCATCATAGCTTCTGCGTCATTACCACAGGATTCGTAGAGGATTTCCAGAACGTCAGCAAGGGAATAGCCTTCCTTCATCAGCTGGCCAAAGGACTTGCCGGTCTGGTTGGTGATGATTTTGGAGACCGTAGACCCGGAATCACCCAGTTCAGAGAACATCCGGGACAGGTATGTCGTGGAGTTTGCCGTATTGATGCCGGACTTGGTGGTAGCGATATAAGCCGCCTCAAGGTTCTCCAGACTGACGTTGTAGGCTGACGCAGATGCTATAGCGACACCCATGTTCTGGGACAGCTCTGCGATGGTCGTGACGCCCAGATTCTGCGTCATAATCAGTGAATCTGATACATGCTGCAGGTCGCTCTGTGCGTCCCCGTAGCTGTTCATGGCTGTCTTCAGGACCTGCAGGGCGCTTGTGGTATCCGTAAAGCCCGCTGTCGCCAGTTCGGTCGCTATCTGGGCGTCTCCTACAGCTGATTCCACTGCGGATCCGGCCGACAGGGCGCTGTATGCGGTCTGGGCCAGCTCCTCCGAAGCCTGCCCGGAGGCATTTGACAGGGCCAGTATCTGGTCTGCCATAGCGTCCATATTGCCGGCTCCTGCTATGGTGCCGACCTGAGCAACAGCGTACTCAAAAGACTCTGCAGCCGCAGCGCATTCCATAAAGCCGTCTTTGAGCCTGTCCAGAGCGGCAAGGATGCCGGCAGAGGCAAGGACAGATTCCAGGTCGCTGATTGCTTCCGTACTGGACTGGCCGAACTTCTCTGAGCTATCAGCGGCGTCCTCTGTCTTCTTGCCGTATTCATCAATGGACTTGGCGCAGCCGTCCGCAGAGGAAGCGGCCTCATCCATGTATCTGGCGTTTTCGTCCACAGCCCGGCTGGCATCAATGGTCTCAGCTTTGGCGTTGTTGAGTTTGGTCTCCCAGTCCTGCACGCGGTTACCCGCCTTCTGATAAGCCTGTTCGCCCTGCTCAACGACCTTAGACAGGTCTGCGACCACCTGACGCTGTTCTTTCAGCTCCTCATCGGTGGCGTCGCCGGACTTCTCCATCTCTTCCAGCTTGGTCTTGGCGTCCTGGAGTTTCTTTTTGTAGTTTTCTAATTCAGTTCCGACGCGGCTGTAGTCCTGCTGGGCGTGTGCCAGACCGGCCGCAACAGCCGCCTCTTTCTTTTCGTGCTCTTCCAGTGCCCTGGTCAGGACAGTGTGCTTTTTCTGCAGGGATTCCAGGCTGTTGGCCTGCCCCACAGTCTCTGTCTGCACCAGACGCATTTCTGAGCGCATATTCGTAAGCGCCCGAGAACACTCTGTGACGGCCTGCCGAAACTGCTTCTCGCCGTCAAGCGCTATCGTAGCGCCTATTTTCCGTCTCGCCATAGGTTATACTCCTGAAAAAACCAGCCTCTTAACAGACATGTTGTGCATCCGCTTGAACTGGTTGCTGAGCCGTCCCCATTCATCAAATGTCAGCTGACCGGTCTCCTTCCGGGACAGACCGGACGCGGCTCCCACGTAAAGGATCCACGCAAAATCAATAGTGGTCTTGTCCTCCGGATTCCGGTATCCGTCTATTTCTTCGGCTTGGTCGTCTTTTTTTTTCGGCCCCTGCCGCCGATACACTCCTCAAAATCTGTGTAGACAATGATTCCCAATTCTGAGAGCGTCAGTTCGTCCTGACGCTTCCAAAAATTAGGATCCGGCACCTCAATCTCAGAACCTGTAATCTCAATGCCTTCCTCTACCATCCATGTCAGGATCTGGCAGACCATTCCGACATTAGGCAGGGTCATATTGCCGA